TATCCATCGGCATCGAACGAGATCGACCGCTTGATGATGGCACCGAACGGCGTCAACTACGATACTCTAATCGACTTCCCGCCCGACAAGTTCCTGATTGCTATCTGGCAGCAAGGAGGCTGTCATCCAATCCATTCGGCAAACCTTCGCGCTCTCACGAAGTTCTGGCTTGGTGCAATCTACGGGCTGGGCTGGTTCATGCAATATGCGCAGCTCTACTCGATCCCCTGGCGACATGCTGAAACCGACGGCAGCGATGAAGCGATGATGAAGGCGCAGGAGATGCTGGAGAATATCGGCACGAGCGGCTACGCGGTCACAGGACCGGGCGTGAAGTTCTCAATCATGGACGGCATCAAAGGTGGTGAATCGTTGCCACAGGTGGCTCTGATGAATGAGTCAGACAAAGCGTGCGACATTCTCATGCTTGGGCAAACATTGACCACAGACGTGGGTGATAGCGGAAGCCGAGCGCTTGGCGACGTCCACGCTACAGTCCGCGGCGACATCTTACAGGCGGTGGCGACATGGATCGGACAAGTCATCACGACACAGTTGATCCCTGCCATCGTGCGCATGAACTACGGTGCAAGCATCGCCAGCGAGGACATGCCTTACGCTGAAATCGTAATACCGAAGCCGAAGGATGAGAAAGCAATCGCTGAGCGCATCAAGATCGTGACGAAGGACATCGGGCTGCCAGTCTCGAACAAGTGGATTTATGACGAACTCGGAATCGCAGAACCGCAAGAAGGCGAGGCGCTTTTCGGAGAAGTCGAAGATCCGCTTCCGTTGCTACCTGAAATCACTGAGGCAGCACGCGCTGACATTGACCTGCGACCGACCGATGACATGGCGAAGGCAGCACAAGACGCTCTCGAAATCCGCAGGCAGAAGCCAGCATCGCAGCGCGGCATGACAGCGGTCGGCATCGCACGCGCACGGGACATCTCCAATCGTTCTGAGCTATCGGCTGAGACAGTGAAGCGCATGGTGTCATTCTTCGCACGCCATGAGATCGACAAAAAAGGCGAGACATGGGATGAGAAAGGCAAAGGCTGGCAAGCATGGAATGGCTGGGGCGGCGATGCTGGCAGAGAGTGGGCAAACGCAAAGCTCAAACAAATCGAAAATGACCGATGAACAGATGCGTGAGGTGGCGGGGCAATGGCTATCACCAGTGGATCAAATCTTTGCCGACTTGATCGACAAAAGCTATCGTATGACCGCCGGAGCATTTCAGATCGAGGTCGAGCAAGTCATCGAGCGCATTCCGCAGTTGTTTTTCATGCTCGACAAACGAGCGCTTGAAACGTCGCTGGAGAATGAGATCGGCGCGGCAATTGTCAAATCACTAGAGCGCGAACTATGAAAATCACAATCACGGCGACGGGACTCGATCCAGTCAAAGCATCCATAATCCGATTGCAATCGGCATCGGTGCGAAAGATCGCTGTGATGACTGGAGCGCAGGACGCGTTGGAAGTCGTCAAAAAATACTATAACATGGGCGGATCGACGATATGGGAAAATCCATCGCTCTCGACACATGGACCGGGACGTAAGAAAACTCAATGGTGGCGAAAAGTAGCAGACTCGTGGTCGATCATGGGCGCGAGCGGATCGGGCGTGACACTACGCAGCAAAGACGTTGACGGATTCGCTCACAAGGTCACAGGAGGAACGATTACCGCCCGACGTGCAAAGTTCCTCACGATTCCGATTATTCCTCAGGCGCACGGACTATCGGCAGCGTCATACAGCAATACGATTTCCAAACTGTTCGCCGTCAAAGGCGTTCTAGCGCAGGCAGATAAGAACTCTCCGACTGGCATCAAGCCGGTATTCGTGCTGAAGAAATCCATAACGCAGAAGCCATGGAAGAATGCACTTCCACCTGAGAAAACATACCTTGATGCGTTCACGAATGGAGCGCTCGAAAGCATCATCGCACAGATGGAAAGCACTACTTAAAGAAAAGTAATTACAAGCCGAAAGCGAGTGGTAATCTCTTACTCGAAATGGCGAACGAAATTATCAGTGCATCTTTTCAGACTGAGGTTGAAACCTTGGCTGAAAGCATTGTGTATCTGCCAGAAGGCGAGCATGAAATCCATGCTACTGTGAACGGCAAGCCTGCCAAGCGCAAGGTCAAGGTCGATGAGTCGATCCTCGCTTCGTTCACCAACGACTTGCAAGCTCGCCAATCTCGCAACGTCCGACCATTCGCAGGCTTCGACCACAAAGCCGGTCCGGCATCATTCATTCCCAAAGAGTTCCGCTATGAAACGGGCGTTGGACTTGTGCTGGACATCGAGTGGACACAAGCAGGCAAAAGCGCCATCGAGGGCAAAGACTACTCCTACTTCTCTCCTAACTTTCTTCTTGCCAACGGCACGCCAGCAGGTTTGCCGACTCACGGCGAGATCGGCTCGCTAGTCAATGAGCCAGCATTCGAGGCGATGGAAAAGATCGCTGCATCATACAACGAAACCAATATGGACATCAAACCACTAATCGAACTCGGACTTGTTGCCGAGGATGTAGACCCTGAGAAGGCAATGGAAATTGCCAAGCTCGAAATCGAAGCCATGAAAAGCAAGATCGCTGAGATCGAAGCTGGTTACATGACTAAAGAAGCCGACGCAGTGCAAGCTGCTGCCAACCATGCGACCGAGCTTGAAACAGTCGTTGCATCGCGTGACGCACTCGCCAGCGAAGTTGAAACACTCAAAGCATCTCTCGCTGAAATCGAGGACAAAGCTGCTGACAGCGTGATCGAGGAAGCCGTCAAAGCTGGTCGCATCGCTCCGCAAGATGACAAAGCCAAATCGTTCTGGAAGGCACAAATCAAAGCCGACAAGAGCAATCTTGAAATTCTCAACGCCATCCCAGCCAAACCAGTCAACGGCGAAACCGTTCTTGCTGGCAAAGCCGAAGAAGGCACCAAGCAAACCGAACTGAAAGGACTCGATAAAGTCGAAGCCGCTTTCAAAGCTCAAAAACACTCTCACTAAACAAACAATACTATGCCAAACAACCTAACTCTGTTAGACCTTGCCAAGCTCAACGGACATGATCCCATCGTCGGTCTGATTGAGGAAGTCGCCAGTGCCTCGCCCGAGGTGACAATCATCCCAGCTCGCACGATTCGCGGCACGTCCTACAAGACAGTGACCCGCAACAGTCGCCCGAGCGTTGCATTCCGTCAAGCCAACGAAGGCACGGATGCTACCAAGTCGAACTTCACTGAACGTCTCGTTGAGTGCTTCATTCTCTCCGCACGCGTTGAAGTCGATAAGGCTGTTGCTCGCGGTTACGAGGACGGCGCCGAGGCTCTCCAAGCCATCGAGGCAATGGGAGTTATGCGAGCTGCTCTGACCACCGTCGGAACACAAACCATCTATGGCGACAACGCAAGCTCAAAAGGCTTCGCTGGTCTGCAAACATTGGTTAGCGCTCTTGGCAGTGACATCGTAGTTGACGCAGGCGGCACAACCTCATCGACCGGTTCCTCGGTCTACGCTATCAAGGCAGGCAACACTGGCGTGCAATACGTCTACGGTAACGGCACGACCTTCGACCTCTCGCCATTCCGCGAAGGCGACGCAGTTGATGCTGACGCCAAACGTTATGCAGCATTCATCGCTGACCTCACCGCATGGATCGGCTTCCAGTGCGTTAACAAGCACGCAATCGGTCGTTTGAAAGACCTCACCGCAGACAGCGGCAAAGGATGCACAGACGCCAAGATTGCCGAGCTTCTCAGCAAGTTCCCAGTTGGCGAGCGTCCAACTCACTTGCTCATGTCGCGCCGTTCCGCATTCCAGTTGCAAATCAGCCGGAACACAACCCCATCCACCAAGCAGGAAGCCTTCACTGGCATTCTTCCCGGTGTGCCAACGGAATCCTTCGGAGTTCCAATCATCATCACCGACTCGATCGTTGACACCGAAACCCTGACTGCTTAATTCTAACCATACAAAATCATGAGCTTTGAATTCAACCGAAATCTTCAAGACAAGAATTACACCTCGACTGTTGCGATTGCACAGGCTGGTGCAAACACCGCAGCATTTGACCTTGAGCAAGCAGTTGGTGGCGACATCGAGCGAGTAGTTTTCTCGCTTGCTGCACCGACCGCTGCTGGCATCTCCGACACAAAAGTCGTGACCTACGCTCTGCAAGACAGCGCCGACGGTTCTTCTTGGGCTGCCGTTGATCCAGCAATCAGCACGACTCAGACCGCTACTGCCTCCGGCATCGTTGCCAAAGAGGTTCGCTTCCGCGTGCCAGCTAACACCCGTCGCTATGTGCGCATCGCTCAGACGATGACCGCTACGGCTGGAACTGTTACTGGCAGCATGGTCGCCAAGCTTTTGTTCTAATCCGTTGGAACTTGTGTGCAAAGGGCGACGGAGTTGGTAGTTTCCTCCGTCGCCCTAAATTCTTGAAACTCATAACACCATGGCTTGGATCGCGCTTACATACTCTGGACTTCGTGATAGACTCTCAACCGAGGAGTTCAATCGTTTGCTTGCTGAATGTCCAACACCCGAGGACAAAGCACAGGAGATTCTCACGAGCGTTGCGCAAGACTTCGCCTCACGCGTCAACTCAGGACGTCGTAAGCGTGGATTGCCACCAGTGGTCAATACTGGCTTGTATGTGGCACCGGGCGCACGCAGGCACGCATACAATCTCTCACGTCAAGAGCTGACAGATTCCTATCCATCGCTCGCAGAATTTAACGGTGACGATCGGCGCAAAGCAGTCGAGGAAGCCAACAGCTATCTCGATGACCTCGCAAACAATAACGCGGATTCCGATGATACCGGAGCCGAATCATTCGCTGCTACTTCTGGCAGTTCTTTTCGTTATGGTGGCGCTGCTGTCATGAACTTTTCAGAATCACCATGAGCGTCATACGTCAGATAGTCGAAAGCATGGCAAAGACGCTGAAAGATCATGCGTATTTCCGCACCGTGCCGATTATTCCCGTGCTAGTTCAGGATCACAAAGACATCGACCGCGAGATCGAGAACGCAATGAGCAAGGCAGGCGCCTTCGTCATGGTCAACTTCTCACAGAGCGAAGCATCGTCATCGGACACACCCGGTCCATACATGGATTCAGCGACGTTCAGCGTGACATGCTCCGAGATTCCGAGCGTCTGGAGACAGCAAGCGGGC